ATATGTGTGGTTGGTGCATCAGGTGGTATATCAGCAGGGTTTCTTGGTATTTCAGGTGGCTCACATATTGTTGACGAGTTCTGTCAAAGAATAAAATTATCTAGGTCTCTTGCACAGATGGGGTTGAAAATATCTGCCACAGCATTGCTCTGTCAAGATGCTAGAGTATTTGAAGCTATGATAGCAGCAGGTTCACCCTGTCCTGTTAATGGTTTAATTGGTAAGGAAGCTATTATAGAATATAGAAAACGAGGAATATTAGATGAAGAAAATAACATCATTCGTAATCCTATGTCTAGGCGTGTCAAGTTTAATGTTGACAAACCTAAACGCACAGGAAACTACGGACAACCTACTAAATAATAATAGTTTTACTACTGATACTTCTGGTTGGGAGTTATCAGATAACGATCAAAATAAAGTCAAGCGAGACCCCAATACCTATTCTAACTCTGCATCAAAGAGTATGCGATTTAGATATCAAGGTGGCAGTATCAGCCAAGATGTAGACATATCAAGTATGCCAGAGAATCATATACTCAAAGAAGTACATATGGATTATCAAGGTATTGGTTGTGGCAACACAGGTAATCAATGGTGTACAGCAGGTGCAGATGACACAATCGTAAGCACGATTACTCTTTCAGCAACAGATTCTGTTGAGGTAATTTCAAATACTTCGGCTATACCCTATGAAGATGGGTGGGCTGATTACTCATTTAGTGAGGAAATCTTAGGCACTTTTAATACCAATGATTTAGATGTGAACTTAAATATTGTAGGTAATGATACTGGCAATAGCAGTAGCTGGTATGGGCCTATCATAGATAATATTAATCTTTCATTTACGATTGAAGAATATATAGAACCTGTAGTAGAAGTCATAATAGAACCTACAGTACAAGAAATTATAGAAACAGTAGAAGAAGAAACCATGATTGGTGGTCTTGATTTATCTACTGAGGTAACTCTTGACTTAATTCAAGATGTACCTACATTGCCAAGTATTGGTGGTACAATATCAGAAATACCTGATATCCCAGAGATTGAAACAATTGAAGTAGATATGCCAGAGTTGATAGATGTACCATTAGAAATTGATATGCCTTCACCTATCCCAGAGATACAGGTGGAGATGCCTATTGATATACCTGAGATTGCTGACATTCAGCCAATCCAGGAGATTGCAGAAATTGAACCACAACAGCCAGAGATGGCAGGAGCAGAGAATGAAGGGAGGAAAATTGAGCCAGAAACAGAAGGACAAATTGAAGTCGCTAAGGCAGAAACAACAACAGGAAGCGAGTTATCAGAACCTGAACCAGACACAAGTGCCGACACCGAAGAAGGGAGCAAAGAAAGTAGTAGTGAAAGCAAAGCCGATACCAACAAAGGAGGAGAGCCAAGCGACACAACAGAGGTTGCAACAGGAGAAGATGAAGGAAGTAGTGGAAAAGATAGTGGAAACAAAAAATCTAAACCTAAGTCTAAAGCAAAAGCTGATACTAAAACTGGTGGAGATACAAAGTCTGTTAAAAAGAAAGTTGACAAACCTAAAGCTACTTTGCCTGTCAATACTTCGAGGCCTAAAACCATAGCACAGCTTCCATTACCAATTGCTTATTTGCAAAACATAACAGAATCAATTACATTAGTGGAAACTATTAGTCTAGAACAGGAGATGATATATGGAGGGCAGCAAGTCGATAACCTTAACACCAGCAGTATTACTATCATTGCTCTTGACAATAATACCAGCAGCAGGTGGAGTAATCTACAAAATGAGTCAAAACGATTCAAAGCTCCAAAGTACAGTAGATGATATCAAGAAGATAAATAACAGATTAGGGAAGATAAAGAAGGCAGATACCTCAGGATTGTTGGATAGAATATCCAAGCTGGAAGGTATCATAGAAACGCAAACCATACAGCTTACAGAAATGAAAGATGAAATTTCTGAAATCTATGATGAGATAGATAAAGCAGAGGACAGAGTATCTGAATGGAGTGAAAAGGAATTTGAAAAACTGTATGAGATTGTCAATGATAACCCACTAGGTCGATAGCATGATACCAATGGAACTAATCAGTATGGGAGCATCCACAGTCATAGGTGGGGTGCTATCTATCATGGCACAGAAAGCCAAAGATAAAGCTGATGAACAAAAATCATTGATGGCTAGAGCTGGATTTCAAAGCGAACAGTTTGATAAAGCCAGAAATGTTACTGACCAATTTACCAAGAACACCAGAAGATACATTGCTTTAATGTGTGTGATGGCAATCATAGTATTGCCTAAACTAGCACCTTTCATAGATCCAAATTTAAATATTTATGTTGGCTATACCGAAGCAGTATCATCAGGGTTTTGGATATTCAGTAGCAGTACTGATATGACACTATGGAAACCATTAGATGGATTGGTGATTACACCATTGGACACACATGTAGTATCAAGTATAATAGGATTATATTTTGGTGGTAGTTTAGTTAGAAGATAAATGAAAAAAGTAGTCAAAGAACATTATCAAAGAGTAGTCGACTTAGGTTGTATTATTTGTAGAAAGATGGGCCATTACGATAGTCCAGCAGAAATACATCATATTCAAGAGAAGTATATGTTAGGTAAGAAATCTGACCATACTTGCACTATACCATTATGTCCACCTCACCATAGAACATCTGAATACAGTTATCATTTCAGTCCAAAGAAATTTACAGAGCAATGGGGTACACAACAAGAGCTGTTGAAAGAAGTTCAGGAGTTATTGAAGTGAAAGATGTGTTGATTATAATTCTTTTGTTTATTCTGATAATAGTTTTTGGCAGGTATTTGGTAAACCCCACAGAACAGAAACTGATTATAGATAAAAAGTCCACATTTCAACAAGAATTAGATAATTGGCAACCATTTCGATAAAAATTTGCCACCTTACAGGCCCATATAGACGTTTTTATACCCCTTCCTATACCAACATATCAGAAAAAAAAAGGCCTCGCATATGGAGGCCTAACATGGATTGAGGGCGATTTACCCCCCAACTCGAGAATTACATCATAATCCTATACCTTTTCTTGGTAAGTTTCAACTGACGTATCATATTCTCACCTTTTATTTTCTCTAGATATCCTTGTGATATTAAATGAGATACTATATCAAACGCATGGCTCTTACTTTTTATTCTACACCCAGCACATATCTCTTTATATGTTGGTGATGTTTTATATGCAGAAATAAAATGCTTGATAAAATAATATACATCTCTTTGTCTTGCTTTTATTTTCATACATACTCCTTTAACAATTTTAATATCTTCTGTTGTTTTACAGGGTCAGTAGTTTCAGCAAGTCGAGCATTAAAATAATTAATCCAATACTTTTTTTTGTCATTTATATATTCAAGATTATCTACATACTCTTTATCTTCTTCAAATAAATCTTGCATCACACTACCATCCCTACTGTCCATAGTATTACTAATATTCCTACTAACATATTACCTCCTAGAATGGCATGTCATCATCAAAGTCAGCATCATCTTTCTTTACATTACCTGTAGCTTTAGGTGCTGACCTTTCCATTATCTTGCAAACAGAATTAAACTTATCAAGCACTACACCACCAGCAGTAACCTCTTGTCCATCTTTATTGATGTATGTGTTGTAAACTTGTTTGCCTTCTATGTAAAGCAATGTACCAGCTTTACCTTTCTCGTCTAATTGTTTACCATGAAAATCATTAAAGCATGTGATGTTATGCCAGGTTGTTTCTTCTTTATCTTTAGATGATATCCATTCATTAGTAGCAATACTAAATCTCCAATACCTATTACCACTAGCAGATTCTTTAGCTTCTACATCTCTACCTAATCTTCCTATCAATGTTATTTTGTTATGCATTATCTTTCTCCTTCTTAATTATATTTCTAATACTCTCTTTCTCCTTCTCAATTAATTTTTCTTGTGCTGTCTTTTGAGGTTCTGCAAATGAATCAGCTTCTGATTCTGAATAGATGTAAGCATGTGCATTCAACAGTTTTAAGATACATCTATCTACTGCACGTTTCTCTGCCATAGCATATGGAAAAGAGTTCTTGTTGTTTTGTGCTGTACATTCACCAAATGATTCAATGCGAAAAGTTTTCAATGGTCAAAGTCCATGACATTTTCTCCTGCATAGCAATTCTTTCGACTGCATTATGTTTGATAATCATTAACTCTCTACCACCTCTGTTAAGTTCCCAAAAATCACTACCAGATAATTTATATTTAGTTTTGAACTTATCAATAAGTTCTTTTGTATAGTTAGTTGTCTTACTCATATAGTCTCCATGAGGTATTATCCTCTGTTGGTTCTTCGTCTTTATCTACCAGTTCCCAAAATAGTTCCTGTCGTCTCCACAGTTCTACTTGGTAATGGCGATTCTTTTGAATGGGTATGAATTCCCATTTCATGTTTCCAAAAAATACTGACAAGTAACAAGTATCTAACTTAGACAGCATTATATAATGTTGGATTTGTGCATAGTATTTAGTCTTAACCTTACGCATGGTATTGAAAGCATTGGTATGTTTACACTCAATAATGGCTCGTTCTTTTGGACACCAGCCATCAAAGTGTGCATACCTAAAACCATCTACAACAATACCCATTGGATATTCTTCTGCGTAAATACTAGTCTGTTTGGTAAACCATGACTTATTAAAATCTTCTGTCAGTACACCCATTTGTACTGGCAAGACATCTGATAAATCATCTGGTTCTTTGCGTTGTGTTTTCAATAGCCAAAGGTTGTGTATACCACTCAATGATTCTTCCATAAGAATCCCTGAATCTGATCCACCAATACCTTTATGTCTATCTATGTTGACTACACTACTCATATTAATCTCCTATTTTATATGATGTTTGTTCTAATTGTAAAGCCCACTCTGCTGAGTTCTCAAGGTTTGCAATAAAGTCATGACATCTTTTTACCTCATGGTCTAGGTACTCTATAAACTCATTTGGTAAAGGTAATCGTGGCCACTTGTAGGTACTACATATATGTAATGTTGCATAAGGAAATAAAGCTCCAGGATATTTCTTGAGTAACTCCCAATATGTTTGTAGGCCTAGCTCATTAGGTGCAGCACAACTGAATGTTGAACATACAGTCTCAAGCATAACCTGAACATCAGCTAACTTACATGGTTGCATGAGTTCCTTGCAGTTAGTAAGAGCAGTAATCAATTCACTTGTCTTTACTTTTTCTTTCAAGAAACTTACTTGATACATTTGACATATCAAGGATTCGTCTACGTCTGCCTCGAACATAGGATGTCGATGTTTTATCCATGTTGCTGTTATTGCTTTCCCTCTCTCGTCTAAACTCGATAGCCCTTTGGATCCATAGTTTGAACATTGATTCCCAGTTGTAGCTGGTTCTCCCTCTTGAGATGTAGTAGTTTGTAAATTTATCTCTTTCTTCGTCATAGTTTATATCCTGTTGTTGACACCATTCAATGATGGCAGATGTTGCCTCAAAGTCTGATGGACATTCTGTTTCATAATCACGCATAACAAGGTCTACCTCAAGTGCGTTGCACCATGCAAATAGATTGGTTGCAGATGGAAACTTTTTACCACGTTCCCAATCGCCTACCAAACTATCTGCTACCCCAACCATCT